GCTTTACTTATTAAATTGATAATTGAATATACAGTTGCATTTTTACGATAACCTTCATTTATATAGTTATCATCATTTTCGGGATTGAACACAACACTCGAACCCATATAATTATAGATTGCTCTATTATATTCTTGTGCGGTTTGTTGAGTGTTTTTAACTATTAGATTTCTTAATCTATCAAAGAATGATGCCATTAACTTAAAATTTTATGTAAAAATACAAAATAATAAATTTGTATATTATACAACAAAAAAATCATTTCTATTTTTATACTTTGAATATATCAAATACCTAATGCTATCCATCAAGTGATTGTTTTTATCACATGGCTTATTTATTATAGTACCATCTTTTAGTTGTTCATATAAATAACTTTGTTGTTCTTTTTGTAAATTCTTAGATTCTAAAGAAACAATTATATCAAACTCTTTTAGTAATGATATACCAGCATTAATTGATCCTTGCCCTTTGATAGCGGGTTTGGCCCATATATCCATTTGCCTTAGTTCTTCACCCGATTTTGGTTCACTACTATCATAATAACAAATTAAGTTATTTAGTTTTCTTTCTTTTAAAAACTCGGCAATATCTCTATTTGTCATGCCTTTTTTATAGCATAATTCATGCAAATATATTTTATCGTTTTTCTTTGCGCCTAAAACAATTGCACAACTATCTTGAGAAAATCCAAAATCAATGCCTATACCCCAATCATCTAGTTCGGGAAACTCATCATAAGGTATATATTGCCAATCTCTAAATATTTGTCTTTCGCTAAATACAGCTCTTTGGCCCTCACCATATACTCTCCAATAATCGGGATCTTTTGTTTTTAATCTTTCTATTTCTTGTATTAATTCCTTTGGTAAAAACTTATTGTCTTTATATGTTGATGTAAATAGTTCGGCATCATCTCTTTCACATAAATCATATATCCAATGAATAGGATCACTTGGATTAAAATCAATCATAATATTAGATCTTGTCCGCATTGCTATTTGTCTATATTCCTCTAACAATAATTCATTGCCCTCATTAAGCCAAGCAATATCTCTAGCTGAACCCCTTATCTTTTGCGAATCATCAGCACTAAAGAACTCTAATGTATGTCCATTGTAAGTAAATGTGTTTTCCGCTTTATTAAATATACCATCCCAATAGATACCAATGTCTTTAGATATTTTAAGAAAGTCCCTAAGAACCGATCTTTTAAGTGCTGGTAATGTTTTCCTTATGACACTTATAGTCAATGGTTCTTCTGTTATTGTAAGAAGATATAAGCAATATTGCATCAAAGAATAAGTTTTGCCAGATCTACTACCACCTTGAAATATTTTTAATCTAGCTTTTGATTTGTTTGCCTCGTAAAATTGTTTGTTACAAAATTGTTCTATTCTTTGTCTTTGGCTGGTTTCCATTCAATTAGTTTGCTTTTTGTATCTATATCATGTTTTATTTCTTGCCTTTCGATATACCCTCTTTTCTTGCCTTTAGTTTTGCAATAAAATATAATGCTAGTAGTGTCCCCATCTTTAATTTTTTTATGTAGTTGTGATTCAACAAAATCTAATGTATAGTTTTCAATATTATCAACTTTCTTTTTAAACTCTTTGTCATTGTCATAATATTTATAAAATGTACTTCTTGCACACCCAACATCCTTACAAGCCGTTGTAACGATACCTAACGACTTTTCCAATGCCTGTATTAAGTTCTTTTTTATAGTGTCCGAATTTGTAGTCATAGCACAAATTTAAACAAAAAAAAAGGAGGTATTAAAACCTCCTATATCTGACTTTGTGAAAAACTAAATTAAATAGTTATTAAATTAAACTATATTGATGTCAGATTTTTTTATTATTCCTATCATAAATGTGTTTATATAAGTCCCATATTTTACTACTTGCCTCTCTTTGATTTTTATATTCTTTAGATGACCTTTGTATTTTACCATTATTATCTATCTCTAAAAAACATTTTTTACTGTTTCTAATAGGTACAATGTAAATTTTTACTCCTTTTTTTAAACACCATGATTGCGCTTTAAAATAAATATTCATTCTATACTTCTATATATTAAGTTAAGATCTTCATGTTTTTCTTTCATATGTTCTATATACAATGCAAATCCTAAAAACAAATAATTTATAGCATCTGCATATCTTGATTCAATAGGTTCTGCTTCTAACATATTGGGATTTCCAGCATGAGTGATAATTGATTGTACTTGTTTATCTAAAAACACAGCCCACACTTCTTGTGGTGTTAATTTTAATCGATTTGCAGTCGACTTAAAATTATATAAAACATCCAAATTATTGTTAGTATATTCTGGTTGTTTTGCATTCATTATCTTTTGACAATGTTCTAATAATTGATTTCTGATTTGATTATATTCTTTGTGATCCATAATTAAAATAATTCTGTTTGTGTATGTGTCTTATAACTTGCATCATAATTTATATTGTTACCTTTTGGATATTTTAAAACTTTATAAACCATTTTATTTTGCATTTTTTTTACTTGTTTTTTTGAACCTAAAAATTTAACATATCTAAATTTTCCTTCTTGTTCATTTACAATATAATTTTCTTCTATTAATTTATCAATATTTGATGTGCCTAATCTTGAATTTATAGTCCTTTCATGTATTTCTTTTCCTTGCATATCAATTATTTTTTTTCTTTTAGATGTTAAACCTGTGTAAATCCAATTAGTAGCTTGATAAATGTAACCATGATGCCCATTATTTTTATCAGCATAACTAATTAACACTAAAGGTTTTGGTAACATTTTAAATGTTTGTGATACAAAAAAACTTAATACATTTTTTTCTAAATTATCATTTACAACTAATCTATTTAATTCTAAAGTTTGCATTGTATATTGTCCACCAAATATTGAGTAACCCATGTTTAACATTCTACATGGTAATCCAAATGTACATATGCCAAATAAATTTTCTTTAGTATATAAACCAAAACTATACTTTATTAAAGGAATCCTCTTAGCATAATGTTTATGCAACAACCATTCTTTACATAACTCTTTTTTTATAGATTTAATAAAATATTTTTTTTTGATCATTAGAATGGTATGTCATCTTTAATTATTTCTAAATTACCTACTTGTTTTATTTCTTTATAGACACCACCATTTGCAAAATCAGGGGCTATTTCAAAACAACCTAATTGTCCGTTTTCTTTTCTCTTAACTTTTTCTATGTAAATTTTTACAGAATCAGATCCATATTTTGTTGTTTGACCTATACATCTATATGCAATAATTCCATTATATGCTTTATTAAAAAAATCCGCACTACCCGAAATATCATACAATGTTGGTTTTTTATATTGACCACCATCACTTTCGATCTTTCTTGGGTGTGCTACTAAAAATAAATGTGTTTTTGTTTGTTGGCAAAATTGTGTAATTTGACTTAATAACTTACCTACATAAGTGAAATCCCTTTGTGCTGAATGATCAAGCATATTATAAGGATCAATAACACAAACATTAATGCCTTTTTGAAATACTAACTCTTTAAATGCTTGTAATATTGACTTTAATGTTAGATTTTCTAAATCTATTTTAATCCAATAAAAATGATCTTCTATAAAATCTTTGACATCATTTAAATCATCATTATTACAATTTTTTTGTTTTAATTTATTTGCTATTCGTTTTATATGTCCTTCATATGGAAAACTTTCGGGTGAAAACATAGCACATCTAAAACCATACATCATACTTAAATTACATAGTATTTGATCTAAAATATCACTCTTACCACTATTAGGTATGCCCGATACTACTGACCATTCACCCATAGATAATTTAAAATAATTACTAGATCCTGGCAATCCTATGTCATAGTTTTTTATTCCTTTTTCATTAAAATTTAATACACTTTGCCAAATGTTGTTTATACTAATAACACCTTCAAGTGGAAAATGTTTTGCATTTTGTACAATATTTTTTAAAAATAATTTACCTTCATTAACAAGAACCTCATTAGCATCTTTATATTTTCCAAAATCTACATACTTACATCTATAATTACCTAATCGCCTTGCAAGTTCATTTCTTAGTTGTAAACCCGCATCATCATTATCGGTACATAAAATAATTTCTTTTTTGTTCTTAAAATATTCCCAACAATTGTCTAAGTATTCTAATTTTTGATTGCCTTTACTTGCACCATTAGGTACACTACAAACATTAGATAATGCACATTCATGTAAACTCAAACAATCAATCTCTCCTTCAACTATATAACATTTATCAATACTTTTAATATTATTAAGACCATAAAATATTAATTCAGCTCCCGATACTAGTTTAAAGTTTTTTTGTGAATCTCTAAATTTAATATTTACTATTTCGTTATCTCTATAATAATTGAAGTTTATACATTTTCTTTTTGCTTGTACTTGTGGCATATATTCAAGTGATTCGCCAATTTTGTAATAGTGTAAAGTTGGCTCGGTTATTGATCTTTTTAAAAACCACTTTTTTATTCTATCGGTTAGATTTACTTTTATTTTTGGTGGTAATATAAACTCTTTTTTCTTTTTAAATTTGACATTGCCATTCCAACCACAATTATGACAATTGTATAATCCATTATCAATATCAACACTTAAACATAAATCTCTTTTATTTTTTCTTTTATGACTACATTGTGGACATTTGGTCTTAATGTTACCATGTTGTTTATTAAAAACAATACCTATGTTTTGAAATTCTGTGATGTGATTCATAAATAATTTTTTAAATATATAAAAATATTTTAAATATTTAGTTGTTTTATGTCTAATAGTTTACTTTTTTCTAATACATATGCCATTACTCTTGTCATTCTTAGATTCGATTCTTGAAAAATCATTTTGTTAGTTGCAAATCCTTCAAACCTATATTTAGGATATTTACAACTAAAAAGCGCAAATAAATCACAATTACTTTTTGCATATTGTGGTATCATTAATGGGTTGGTATGATTTCTATTTACTTTAACATCTATTGTTTTGTTTTTGTATATAGCATCATAATGATCTGTGCCTAGTGTTTTAGATGTATTGTGTATTTTAAAATCTGGGCATAGGTTCATTTCTCTACAAAATATAAATTCAGCGCCAAATCCACTTTTATTTAATTC